GGAAAATAATAGCCGACACATATAGCCAGGTGGGTGATAACGGAATTGTAACGGTGGAGAAATCCCAGGGGTCAGAGACCAGCTTTGAGACTACCAATGGTTTAAAAATAGACAGGGGGTACTCATCCCCTTTGTTTGTAAACAACCAAAAGAAAGATGAGTGTATCATGGAGGATGTGCATATTCTTGTCTCTGATGCAGAGATCAACAACATACTTGTCATTGAGAATATATTGAAACCAATTATCAATGAAGGAAAAAAATTATTAATAGTAGCGCCTTGTTCACAACAAGTCATAAACACCCTAGCGGCGAATGTGATGAAGAACAGCTTGAAGCTTTGTGCCATAATTCCACCCTCCTTTGGCTATAAGCAACATGAACTGATGCAAGACATAGCTCTGTCAGTAGGGGCTACTTATTTTTCAGAAAAGACTGGAGATGATATGAGCATTATGAACTTTGAAGACCTGGGTCGTGCAAAGAAAATAATCGTAGGCAGGGACTCTAGCATAATATTAAAAGACGATTCTCATGTGAACGAGAAGCTAATCGAGGAGAGGGTAGCACAACTCTGGGACGCTCATTCCATAACAGTGAAGAAAGTGGACAAGGAGTTTATCCTCTCTCGTATAGCATCCCTGACCGGAGGAGTCGGAGTCATCTATGTAGGCGGGAATACCGACCTAGAACAAAAAGAACTGTTTGATAGAGTTGATGACGCAGTGTGCGCAGTCCGTAGTGCCCTCGAGGAAGGCATACTCCCTGGGGCAGGACTGGCATTGTACCAAGAAGGATTGAAGTTAATGAGGAAAAATTCTACCAAAAAAATCGCCAAGGCGATTTTGGGGGAAGCACTTCAAGAACCGCTCAACCAAATTCAAGAAAACGCAGGCATTAAAAATACCAGAGTGTACAATGAGAAAAACATAGGCCTCGATGTGAAGACAGGGAAAGAAGGTGACTTGATTGAGATGGGTATTATAGACCCCATGAAGGTAACAAAGCAGGCACTTCAAAATGCAGTGAGTGTGGCAGTGACCATATTATCTACTAATGCGATTGTAACAATGGCAAGAACATACGAGAGTAAATGAAACTTTTTAAAAAACAAAAAGAAAAAAGCATAGAACTAGTAGTACCACCAACTATTATACCTGACCAAATTGATAATTTTATTAAAGATATAATTACTCCTACGTTAGAAAATCAACCTGCATGGTGGAGGAAAGTCAGAACGCAAATGTATAAAGGAAAAAACGAACACGTAAGTAATCTTAAATACTGCCCCTCTTTTGTGGATGTTTTTAAATATAGTTATGTTATTACCTCTCCATGTGATTGGTACTTTGAATCTAAAGGTGGGGATGATTGGAAGTTTGATTCATCTAATGAACACTTGATAAAAGTCACAAAGCATAATTTAGTAACTCAAATGATGGGCTTTAATGGTGGAAAGACAGGGAATATACAGTTGTCAATTTCAACAAACATAAGAAGTTCTAAAGGATCAGGTTTAATTAAATTAATTTTCATGCAGCCAATGTATCATAACCCAGGTTTACCTCTTACTATTATGCCAGGTGTACTACCTTTAATAGAGGAAACTTTAACAAACATCAACATAAACTTTTCTTACGATTTAAACAAACCTCTAAAGTATATGTGTAAAAAAGGTGATGTGTTAGCTGTAGCATATTGTGCAGAAAAAAAATTACCCAAACTAAATGCAGTACAAAATTCCTCTTATGGAGGTTGGGTTTGGATAATAGATAAATTTACAGGTTCATATATGGATAAACTTAAAAAATATTATAATAAAAAATGAAAAAAATATTTGAATACGTTATATTGTTTTTTTTAATACTGCTTTTTTTTACAGCAGCTGCATGTGAGAAAGAAGACGATAGATGTATAACATACAAAGTAGACCAATATCAAAAAGAAGATATAGTTTGCGTTGATGGAATCTGTGAGGTTACATACATTACAGAAATATATTGCTCGTATTATGAGGATAGAAAAATTAATTAAAAGATATTTTGTAAATGCTTATCGTCAAGCAAAAGGACACAAAAGAAAAAAAACACTTACACTTGAAAAGTATTTTAAAAAGTTATTTAAATGAAACCAATAGGGAAGAACATAATAATTAAAACTATCGAAGAGGAAATAAAAACTTCTTCAGGTCTTCTTCTAAGTTCAGAAGATGCCAACCAACTAAGATACAAAAAAGGAGTGATAATAAAATCAGGTACAGAGGTATCTGATTTAGATGAGGGAGACTTTATCTTTTATGATAAACGTTCTGGTTACTCAATGATAATTAATGACGAGCCTTTTACTATTATTCAGGAGAAAGACGTCGTTGTTGTTTTATAAAATCATTCATCTCTATTATCATATTTTTGTAAACCTTGTCTGTATAGCTAACGTTTTTAGCAAACATCGGGTTTGAGCCAAGTGAAGTAGGTATTTCTTCTCCAGATAATTTTTTATAAATAGAATCACAAAGTCTTTTTGTTTTGAAAGATATTGAGTAAAGACTTTTTATTTGTTTGTTTCTCTCTCTAAACAGCTCTATCCACCCTTCGTCAACAAGTCTTTGGAATCTTCTTCTATCCCACCTAAGTAAACTTGCATAGCTTACAAATTTTTTTTTAGAAAATATATCTTCGCTGTATAAAAACAAAAGCATTTCAAGATCACATGTAGTCAATCCATGTTTACGCTTTACAAAATATCTTATCACTCGCCAGTATTTTAGGCAGTCGTTTACTCTTAATTTCATTTTATTAGATTTAGTATCTTTGTAAAAATAATAATATTATGCCACACAAAAAAGGACATTTAAAAAAAGCCATGGATAGCATACCAGCTCGTAACGCAATGATCAAAAAGCTAGACAGTATCTATGGAGTAAACGCTGATGGATTTCCATACAGAAAAGATACAGGAACTATGGTTCCTCCACACAAAAGAACAATGTCTGACAGTGTCATAGTAAAGCCAAAGAAGAAAAAAAGAGGAGCGTAATGTATAAAAGCTCATTAGATAAAAACAAATACAATTACAAGTGCCCAAAGGGAAGCACTAAAGATTTCCCTAATATGTTAATATATAAAAAAAGTAATTATGCCAACAGTAAAAAGTAAAAACATAAAAAGAGTGTTTCCATACAACGCAGTAGGAAAAGCTCAAGCAGACTCGTTTGCCAAAATGAAAAAAGGTAAAATCAGCTACAACCCTGGTTATGGGATGGAGAAAAAAATGGGTTACTAAAAATGAGCGAGCTAGATATTGAAAAATTAAAAAAGAAAAAATTCAACATTAGTGTTGAGAACCTAATTACTTTAGGTGCAGTTGTGGTTACAGTTGTGGGTATGTGGTACTCGCTTCAAGAAGATATCGAGCTGGCTAAAAAACTACCTGAACCAGAAGTGTCTCGAACTGAGTATGACCTGAAAGATCAGCTTATTAGAGAAACCATAATCAATACACAAGAGAAGGTGCAGGAGAATGGTGAGAAGCTAGAAGATATTGACCAGAAATTATTTGAAATTATAACCAAGGACTAATGAGATTATTAATTTTAGCATTACTGTTCAGTGTTTTTAGTTACGGTCAAGAGATTACTACAGTTCATTTCAATTACAAATGGAATGAAAGCAATGCTTACAACAGACTTGAAAGATTAAAAAATACTAAAGTTCAATATGCGTATGTAGAAGAACAAAGTGATAATCTCAAAAGGTCTATCAAAAGCGTTCCCACAATCGTAGTATATTTAGAGAACAAACCGATAGCAAGATTTGAAGCTGGATTAACAATGAAGATAAATGTTTCATTAGACAGCATACAAACTATTATAGATAAACATAAGAAGTAATGGCAAAGAAAAAAACAGGAAGAAAAAACAAAATATGTCCAGCAGGTATTGCTTGGGCTAAAAGAACTTTTGATACTTATCCGTCTGCTTATGCAAATATGGCAGCGAGTAAATATTGTAAAGATCCTAACTACGCAAAAAAAAGTAAGAAATGAGTAAAATGAATAAAAAAGCCCGTAAGGGTAAAAGAACAAATTTTGGTATGCTAAGCGTAAAAGCTGGCATGGATAACAATCCAGGTATAACTTATGCAGATAAGATAGCTGGTGCTAAAATGAAAAAGTGATGGAAAAGAAAAAACTACAACAAATATCCAGAGAGCTAAAAAAAGCATCGGCTATGCACAAAGGTCAAGCTGCAAAGATTGACAGAATGTTAAAGTCAATGTCTAAAATGAAAAAGTAATGGGAGCTCTAAAAAACTGGGTAAAACAAGACTGGGTTCGCATAGGTACGGATGGTAAAATCAAAGGCAAGTGCGGGACTAGTAAAGATAAAAAAAATCCAGACCGATGTCTTCCGAGAAAAAAAGCATTAAGACTTTCTAAAAGACAATTAGCTCAAACAGCTCGTAAGAAAAAAAGAGAAGGAGCTAAAGGAAAGACAGTAGTATCAAATACAAAAGCAGCAAAAGTAAGAAACGCATAATGGCAGATAAAAGTAAAATGGCTTGTAACAAGCCGACTAAATCAGACAGAGCAGGTAAAAAGAAAATGGTAAAGGCGTGTGCTAATGGCCAGGAAAAACTTATACACTTTGGAGCTACTGGTTATGGTCATAATTATTCTGCTGCTGCAAGAAAAAGTTTTAGAGCTAGACATAAATGTTCTCAAGCAAAATCAAAGCTTACTGCAAGATATTGGGCATGCAGAACATTATGGTCTGGATCAGGTGGTTCTACAAAATCTTCACCAAAAAATAGACAAGGAAAATATTAGTATCTTTGTGTAAAATTGTTTAATTAAAATTTATAAATCATGCCTACAGTAAAATACTCACAAGGTTACAACGATAAGTTGGATGACTCATTAGGAGCAAAGCACGGCAAAAAATCTCAGTCTTATAAAGCAAGAAGAGATGAAAGCGAAGCTATGTCTAAAAAAATGTACGGTCACAAATATGGTGGCGATCATTCCATGGCTTACGAGTCTCACGGAGAAAAAGGAAGCGTTCACGCACACTTATCATCATTAATTAAAAAGTAATGGCAAAGAAACCATTTCCGATGATTAAGGAGAAAAATCAGGGCAAGTTTACAAACTGGGTAAAAAAGAATATGCCTGGAAAGTCTACTTGCGCTGCCGCTTCTGCGGTTATGAAAAGTAAAAATAAATACACTAAAAGAGTTGTGGCTATGGCAAATTATGCAAACAACTTTGGGTGTAAAAAATAAAACGATATGAAAAAATTAGGAGCTTGGCTCATAAAAGCGTCTCATGCAATAGCAAGATGGTGGGGAAAGTTGACACATAATATAAAATGTAATTGGAATAAGATTATCTTTGCAATATCATTTAAGATGAAAAATTGTGAAAAAGAAGAATGTATATGTATAAAATGAAATCAAGAGGACTAGGAGACGACATAGAAAAATTTACTAAGTTTACTGGAATCAAAAAAGCAGTAGACATAGTAGCAGATAAGTTTAACAAGGACTGCGGGTGCGATCAAAGACGTGATTCGCTTAATCGCATATTTCCTTATAATAAATAAATAATGGCATATCAAAAATTACAAGCCGGAAGAGCATGGCAAGTCAATAAAAGCGACAACACAGACATACCTAATATAGGTATTGCTGGCCCATCAGGCACTACTACAACTGGTAGTACAACACAACTAATAGATGCGGCAGCAACTTTTTTAACAAGTGGAGTAAAACTTAATATGATAGTTGTCAACACAACCGATGGCACTCAAGCTGTAGTTATTGGTGTAGAGGATAATAATACGCTTACAGTTTCTGCAAATATATTTGCAGCTAGCGGTAAGAATTATGAAATATATGGAGAAAGCGAAGAAGGAGCAGTTTTGTTTATTGGAACTGCAGGTAATATAAAAGTAACTACGGTTGCTGGAGATGAGGTAACTTTCTCAAACATATCGTCAGGTCAATTTTTCCCTGTTCAAGTAAAAAAGGTGTTTAATACAGGAACTAGTGCTGATAATATTTTAGCGCTCTGGTAAAAATATATTAAGATGCCAAGTTTTATTGCTATAGGGAATTGGATAGGTCAACAGGAATCAGGAGCTGCTCCTTTTGGTAGTCAAGAGATTGTTACTCAGGGAGGAGTACAAATGGTTTCAGAATTGAATAGCGACGACTTAATAACAGAATAAATTAAAATAAAATGGCAGTAAAATTTTCACAATTTACAACAGGTTCAACTCTAGCAGATATAGATTTTTTGGTAGGGTATAAAGGAACTGACAATATACAAATATCAAAATCCTTGCTATCTGGAACTACATATACAATTGATGTACCAGTAGGAACAGAAAGTATTAACCTAGCAGGTAGTGATGGTACGAATGATGCGATTACTCTGACAGGTGGTCAAAATATTACTTTATCAAGAACTAGTGCTAATGAAATAAATATAGCTACTACAACTTTAGGGGACACATATACTATAAAAGCAGGTGCAAAAGCTGGAAGTAGTGTTCCTTTACAATTAGATGCAAATGCTGGAACTGACTCAGCTGTAAATTTAACTCAAGGAGCTGGTATAACGCTAACTCAAACTTCTGCTACTGAAATTACAATTGCTGCTACTGCCACAGGAACTACAGTTGTAAAAGATCAGTTTACAGGAGACAATACAACAACAGCATTTACATTATCAACTGCTCCAAGTAGCGCTGATAATATTAACATATTTATAAGCGGTGTATATCAAAACTCCAAAGATTCTGGAGGAACGGCGAACTATACAGTTGCAGGAACGACATTAACTTTCGCAACAGCGCCACCTACAACCGCAGCAAATGGAATTGAAGTAGTAATAACACAATAACGCTTAACTCATGGCAACAAACAAAGTAACTACAAACGTAATTGACATGAGTGGTAACACTGGAGGTCTAGTGTGGGCTAAGGGAACGAAAGCTCAAAGACCGGGATCACCAACAGCTGGGGATGCAAGATTAAACACTACAGATTCAAGATTAGAGTTTTACAATGGAACAGAATGGAAAAGATTAGCGGAAACAACCGCAAACCCTACAGTAACTTTCCTTGCAGATTTTTTAGTTCTAGGAGGAGGAGGAGGAAGTGGTTCTAGTGGTAGGGGTAGTAGAGATAATCTAGGAGGCGGAGGCGGAGGAGGCGGTCTGCGAACTTCTTTTGGTTCTGCATCTGGAGGGCCTGGAGCAGGAGGAGGAAGTCCCGCTGAAGCAAAATTAGGGTTTAAAAGTGGAACATCATACACGGTTACTGTAGGTGCTGCAGGTACAGCCGCTTCATATACAGGTAGTGGGGTAAATGGGGGGACTGGAGGCGACTCGGTAGTTGGCGCAATTACTTCCTTAGGCGGAGGTGGTGGTGGTGGAGACGCAACCAACGGCCCAAACGGTGGATGTGGAGGTGGTGCAGGTATGTCTCTCGGACCTTTTATAGGTGGAAGTGGGTCAGCTTATCAAGGTTTTGATGGAGCGAATGGTGGAAACATTACTTCTGGAGGAGGAGGTGGAACTGGAGCGAATGCTGGGGGCACTGGTGGTGGAAGTGCTTTAAGTGTTAGTATAACTGGTTCAGCCGTAAGCTATGGGCCTGGTGGAGCTGGTGGTAATCAAGGAGGTAATGCAGGTACTGCACCCGCAGCAAATACAGGTGGTGGAGGTAATGCAGGTAGATTTAACGGACCTGGAGCATCCGGTATTGTAATACTTAGATACCCTAACACTTATACCATAACAGTAGGCGCAGGTTTAACTAGTTCAACAGCTACGGATGGTAGTGATAAAGTAACAACGTTCACGGCAGGAACAGATACAATAAGTTTTAGTTAATATGGCACATTACGCATTTTTAAATAACGACCACACAACAGAAACTCTAAGAGAAGAGCTCTACGAATTATGGAATGAGATGAGTAATCTTACTTCTATTGAAGAGCCAACTGAAGAAGATAAAGCTTCGATTGAAGCAAAGCAAGAAGAGATAGATGCAAAGCAGCAAGAAATAGATAACCAGCTTTGCGTAGTAACTAGTGTTATAACTGGAGTATCTGAAATAAAATATGAGGTTGGTAGGGATGAAGAATTTGAGCAAGAAATGATAGATTTATACCACACAAGGGTAGGTAAAACACCAGAAGAAGTTGCAGAAATAGAAGCTGAAGCAAAACAAAAAATTGAAGAAAAAGGTCCGATTCCGCCAGTTGAAATAGACAATACAATTTACTGGGAAGGGTATTATGGAAAAGGCGGACTATGCAAAAGAACTTCTTACAATACAATTGGTGGTGTTCACCAAAACGGTGGCACACCTTTTAGAAAAAATTATGCAGGGGTAGGGTATACTTACGACCCTGTAAGAGATGCGTTTTATGCGCCGCAGCCATTTGAGTCTTGGACTTTAAATGAGGATACTTGTTTATGGGAATCTCCCGTGGCAATACCTGAAGACGGAAATTCGTATCTTTGGGATGAAGAAACAAAAAATTGGATATTAGAAGAGTAACATGGCAACAACAAAATTAATAGGAGAAGTAGTAGATTTAAACCCGGGTAATCCAGATTATATACTGGACTCTACTAATGCTGTGACAGTTATTAATGCTGGTGGTAATCAGTACAACTTTAATGGAGTGTATGGAAAATTTGGTGCTAAGATTGGCACAATAACTCTTACTGGAGTTCCCGCAGGACATCCTATTGCTTTTATAAATAACGGAAAAACTTCACAAATATCTTATACAGGAACTGTAGATGAAGGAACGGCTACAGGTCCAGACGGAAACACATATACCTTTTACTCTGGAACGGTAACGCTAACAGTTAGTGCAGACTTTGGAACAATTAGTTATTACTGTAAAATTCATGGTTATATGGGTGGACAAGATAATTTAGTTTATACTTATTCAGATAGCGGTCTTAAAATGCCTAGTGGTACAGATGTTAGAGAAGGATCCGATACGACAGGGAAAATAAGAAATAACACATCAGATAGTTCTGAGGCTTCTCAATCATGTATGGAATATTACAATGGTACAGAATGGAAAACATTAACCAACACTCCCCCTCCGCAATTAAATTATGTAATTATAGCAGGAGGAGGTTCAGGCGGAAAATCTTGGACTACAACTAATGGATATTATCCATCTGGTGGAGGTGGTGCAGGTGGTTTTCGTACTACATTTGGAACAACATCTGGTGGTGGTTGTTCGGCTGAAAGCTCTATTAATTTAGAAGCAAATACTTTTACGGTTACTGTTGGAGCAGGTGGTAGTTGTTGTGGAAGTGGAGCAAAATACGGAGCAGGTGGTCAACCCTCAACACTAGCTTACGCTGCTACTACTATAACAACAGTAGGTGGTGGTGGAGGAAACGGTCCAAACTGGGGTAATTCAGACGGTGGTTCTGGAGGTGGTGGTGGAGGAGGTGTATACCAAAATGCAGGTTCTGGAACGGCATGTCAAGGGTACGGTGCAGGAAATATGTCATCAAGCTGGTGTGGTTCTTGGACAGGAGCAGGTGGTGGTGGTGCAGGAGGCTCAAACAGTCAAGCTAATGGAGGCCCAGGTCTTTCTAACTCAATTACAGGAGCTGCAGTTGATTACGCTGGAGGTGGTGGTGGAGGAGTAATGGCTAATACGACTTCCTGTCACGGTACAGGTGGAACTGGTGGTGGTGGAACTGGTGGATATGGTACAGGAACTTATTCAGGTGTAGCGGGAACAGATGGAGCAGCAAACACTGGTTCAGGTGGGGGAGGTTCAGGAAATTATGCTATAAATGGAGCTATTTGCGGAGCAGGTGGAAGCGGTGTAATAATATTAAGAATACCTACAGCAAGTTATACAGGAACAGTAACAGGAAGTCCAACTGTAACAACAGATGGAACAGATACAATAATGACTTTTACAGGAAGTGGAACATACGTGCAAACATAAACTATGGCAACAACAAAAATTACAAATCCGGATTTATTTGACATTGGCAGTCTTGATAGCGCTTTAAGATTACCTTCGGGTACTGAAGCTCAAAGACCTGCATCACCAAGTACGGGTGAATGGAGATATAATACGGATAGCAATACTATAGAATTTTGGGATGGAATAAAATGGAGAACTTTAAGTGATCAAGACATACCCCCAACCCCTAGTGAGCATTTTAATACGGTTACTTATACAGGCAATGGTACTGCTCAATCGATAACAGGGGTTGGATTCCAGCCGGATTTTGTTTGGATAAAAGCAAGAAATGTAACTTATGACCATGCTATAACAGACAGCACAAGAGGAGTTACTCATCCCGTATATATAGGCACAGGTGCTCAATTAACTAATTCTACTTTTATAACATCTTTTGATGCAGATGGATTTTCGATTGGAAATAATGCTGTTGTTAATAATAATACAAATACTTATGTAGCTTGGTGTTGGAAAGCAAACGGAGGAACTACAAGCAGCAATACAGATGGAACAATTACAAGTACAGTACAAGCCAACACAAAGGCAGGTTTTAGTATTGTAAAATATACAGGGAATGGTTCTGCAAGTGCAACTGTGGGGCATGGATTAGGTTCAATTCCTGAGTTAACTATTTTTAAACAACTTGATAGTGGTGGAACAGGTGGTGGAGCCTGGAATACTTATTTAACATCAAATAATACTGTAGGTTTTTTAAATGCAAATACTGGTTTTGTGGCTAATAATGGAGGAACGAATGGTAGTGTTGATATAGCTAATATGAGCAGCACAACTTTTGGCTTTTTAAATGGAAGTTCAAGTGCTAATAACCAAAACAATAGTGGTAGTGATTATATTGTTTATGCTTTTACTTCAATAGCATCCTACTCTAAAATTGGCTCATATACTGGTAATGGAGTTCCAGACGGCCCATTAGTAGTAACAGGATTTGAGCCAGCGTTGCTAATAGTAAAAAAAACAAATTCGACAGCAAACTGGAGAATGGTTGATAATAAAAGAAACCCATTAAATCACAGGCAAAGAACTTTATTTCCAAATTTAAATAATGCTGAGGACAACGTTACAGGTGATGCAGTTGATTTTTTAAGCACTGGATTTAAAATTTCTAATGATGACAATTCTTGGAATCAAAATGGAGATGAGTTTTTATATATAGCATTTGCTTCAGACCCAACAGCTGCGCCAACTTTAGCTGATAGCTTTGCAAACAAATTATATACGGGTAACGCTACTAGTAATAGAGCAATCACCGGTTTAGGGTTTAGCCCAAGCTGGGTTTGGATAAAAAACAGAAGTTCTGCAAGAGATCACATGGAATTTGATAATGTTAGATTGTTAGGTTCAGAGCTTGTGCCTGGAAACTACACGAACTTAGATGCAGCTGATTTTAACACAACCGGTAATGATTTTAATAGTTTTGATACTGATGGATTTACAGTAGGGCAAGACCCATACACAAATGAAAATGGAAGTAATATGGTAGCGTGGTGTTGGAAAGCAAATCCTATTCCAGCTATAAACAATGATGGAGACATACAATCTATAGTGTCTGCAAATCAAGCAGCAGGTTTTAGCATAGTTACATACACAGGAAATTCTACAGCGGGGTCAACCGTAGGTCATGGATTAAGCTCTGCGCCGGATGCTGTAATTATAAAATGTATGAATACATTCTCGACAAACTGGATAAATTATTATGAAACAATAGGTAATAGTGATTATTTAACATTAAATCTCTCAAACAGTGTTGACACGTTTTCAAATTGGTTTTATTCAAATGCCACGAATTTTACTTTAAATCAAACTTTTGGAAATGCTAATACAAGCGGAAGAACTTACGTAGCTTATTGTTTTAAATCCACACCAGGGTTTAGCAAGATGGGAAGTTATACTGGAAATAGCAGCACTCAAGCAATTACGGGATTAGGATTTTCTCCAAACTGGGTATTATTAAAAGAAACTGACGGAGTGGATAGCTGGGAATTATATGATACTGCTAGAGGAGCAACAAAGGTTCTATATCCTAACGGTGCTAATGCTGAGGGGGTGAATTCAGGTCTTACATCTTTTGACTCTGATGGATTTACTTTAGGAAGCGCTACTTCAGCAAATGAAAGCGGAAAAACTTACATCTACATGGCTTTTAAAGAAAACCCAGCGCAATATCCTATTGCATCTGGATATATGGGCTATCTTGTAGTAGCAGGTGGTGGTGGTGCTGGAGCATCTGATGGTGGAGGTGCTGGTGCTGGAGGATTAAGAACATCTTACGGTTTAACATCTGGTGGGGGTTCATCTGCAGAAAGCGATATTACTTTAGCAGCAGGAACTTATACAATTACAGTAGGTGCAGGAGGAACTGGAGCTGTTGGATATAGCACAACAACTCCGACAAGTGGTGGAAATTCTTCTATTGCAGCTTCAGGTCTCACAACAATAACATCTACAGGTGGTGGTAGAGGAGGAATGTATAATCACGTTAATGGTGCTCCTGAAGTTGGAGGTTCAGGTGGTGGTTCAGGTGGTGAATCAAATGCTTCAAATAATCCTGCGGCAGGAACTGCTAATCAAGGTTTTGCAGGAGGACAATATACTGGCTCTAACTTTCACGGAGGTGGAGGTGGAGGTGCTTCAGAAGCAGGAAATACTGATGCAGCAGGTGAAGGAGGTGATGGATTGAGTGTTGCAATTACAGGTTCGGCAGTTGCTTATGCAGGTGGTGGTGCAGGTGGTGGTATTGGAGGTACAACTACAGGAGGAACTGGAGGTGGAGGTAATTCTGCTGTTGGTGCTGGAGATGTTAGTGGTTCAGCAGGTTCAACAAACACAGGAGGTGGAGGTGGTGCAGGTGGTGATGGTGGTTCATCTCAAGGAGGTGCTGGAGGTTCAGGTGTGGTAATACTTAGAATGAACACATCTGATTACTCAGGAAGCACAACAGGTTCACCAACAGTAACAACAAGCGGAAGTGAAACTATAATAACATATACAGGAAGTGGAACATACGTTCACTCATAAATAAAATTTAATTAACTTTGTAAAAATAAATTATGGCACATTTTGCAGAACTTGACGAAAACAATGTAGTAACCAAAGTAATTGTTGTACACAACAATGAGCTTATGGATGGTGAAACAGAAAGCGAAGCTAAAGGAGTAGAGTTCTGTTCTACGCTCTTTGGTCATACAAACTGGGTGCAAACTTCATACAATAATAATATGAGAAAACAGTTTGCTGGAACAGGCTATACTTACGATTCAGATAATGATGTGTTTATAGCACCTCAGCCATACCCAAGCTGGTCATTGGACGATAATTTTGATTGGCAAGCTCCAACACCAATGCCAGAGGATGATAAAATATATTTTTGGAATGAGGAAACTCAAACTTGGGATATAGTGGAATCTGAATAATTAAGTCATCAAAAATATTAGCAAACATATATCTTACAAAGAAGGAGTAAAATCTAATACTGCTCTTAGACGTAACATAGATAATATACCTAATCAGTATCAACTTACTAATATGGAAGCGGTAGCCAAGCATGTATTTGAACCACTTCGAGAATGGGTAGGTGGCCCTATCAAAATAAATTCTTTTTTTAGATCTCCAGAACTAAACAAAGCCATAGGTGGAAGCGAGTCTTCTCAGCACTGTCAGGGCAGAGCAATAGATATAGATGATACATTTGGTGTAAAATCCAACGCTGAAATGTTTAAACACATTAGAGAAAACATAAGTTTTGATCAGATGATATGGGAGTTTGGAGATGACAATAATCCTGACTGGGTACACGTCTCGTATGTAAGTCCAGACGAGAACAGAGAAAGATGTTTAAAAGCTTATAAGGATAATGGCAAAACTAAATACATGGTAATATGAGTAAGAAGAAAAAATTTAAAGAAACAAAAGTAGGTCAGTTTTTATCAGGAGCTGGATCTTCTATTATAGATTCTTTTGGAGAAGTGCTTCCTGATAAAGGGATAATGGGTGTGGTTAAAAACTTAATTAAAAAAGACCCTGTGCTTCCAGCAGAAGACAAAGAAAAAGCATTAGCTCTTTTACATCAAGATACCGTAGAAATGCAAGAGGTTACCAAACGTTGGCAGAGCGATATGCAAAGTGATTCGTGGCTCTCTAAAAACACAAGACCTCTGACTTTAGTTTTTCTTACTGTATCAATGGTATTATTAATATTTGTAGACTCAACAGGCGGATGGTTTGACGTGGATAGCGGTTGGGTTGATCTTCTGAAATCTTTATTAATTACCGTCTATGTAGCATATTTCGGTTCAAGGGGAGCTGAGAAATTTAAATCAATACAAAAGAATGGCTCGTAATATAGTTTACGCTTATATAGAAAGACCTAAGAAAAAAAGACCTGGTGTTCACAGTAAAAACGCTAGTCGCAGTCAAACAGCTTACAAGAAAAAATACAGAGGTCAAGGCAGGTAATTTATTTATATCTTTGTATTAATTAAATTTAATCAAATGGATATTCGTAAAATCTCAATAGGGCCAAACTATAAGTCCGATGCTATGCACTATATAGTAGGTCAAGAGGTATTAGGCGGCAAGTATTTTATTCACCTGATACAATATGTAGAGAGAAGTGATAGTATAAAGATATGGATACAAAGAGAGGGAGAGATATTACTCTGGAAAGAGTTTAATTCAAATATGCCAGTTTCAATAGAATATAATATAAACTTTTAATGAGGTCACCTTTTTATTTTATCGTTAAACCACTTGATGATAAAAGATATACCAACACAAAAGATATAGATGGTATGAATTTTATAACAAGTACTTCGGAAGAAAACCACATGGCATCAAACAGACAGGGCGTAGTGGTAGCTACACCACTTGGCTATAAAGGAGAGATAGAAGTAGGAGATTTACTTTTAGTGCACCATAATGTATTTAAGTTTTACAATGACATGAAGGGGAGGCAAAAAAGTGGGAAGAGTTTTTTTAAAGATGATTTGTTTTTTATAGAGCATGACCAGTTCTTTATGTATAAACATAATGACCAGTGGATATGTCATGACAGGTATTGCTTTGTAAAACCTGTGCCTGTGGAAGAATCATTTATAATGAAGCTTGGCAGAGAAGAGCCTCTTATTGGTATTATGAAATACCCAAATAAATATTTATCTTCACAAGGAGTCAAGAGTGGTGACAGAATATCATTCAAGCCTAACAGTGAGTATGAGTTTACGGTTGATGATGAGAAACTATACAGAATGTTTGACCATCAAATTACAATGAAACTATGAAGTCAGAAGATTTAAAAAAAGAAATTATACACGCAGGTCGTAGAGCTGTAGAGCAACTAATTAAAGTTGCTAAAGAAGATATTATAAAGCCTGACCCTGATGATGAATTAGCAGCGGATAGATTAAAGAACGCAGCAGCTACAAAAAAGCTAGCTATATTTGATGCTTTTGAAATACTAAATAAAATTGATTCAGAGGAAGAGGTAATAAACTCTGGAGGACAAATAGATAAAACAAATACAAAGCAAGGGTTTGCAGAAAGAAGATCAAAATAAACTATATAGATTATTAAAGGACTATGTGCCTAGCGGAGTTTACAAAAGAAAAAATAACTCTAAAACTTGGCTCTATGGGTATAATGAAAAATATGATATAGTAATTATATCTAAGTCTGGACAGATAGGAGATATTATTTCGATTAATGGTTTACCGATAGCGTTGCCACCAACTCCAAAAAAAATATACAAAAGAGATTCAGATAAAAAGGAACAGTTTTGGGAGAGAGAAGAACTACCTAGAGATTTGTCTAGGATAAATTCTATCTTTCAATGGAACGACAGACCTCCAGCTTTTAAAAACAAATGGGTTGATTATATAGAATCAGAGTTTGATAGAAGAGAGCTAGGTTTCTGGTTTTATAATAATGGCAAACCTATATACATAACAGGTTCGCATTATATGTATCTACAGTGGACAAGTATTGATGTTGGGTATCCTGATTATAGAGAGGCTAATAGAATATTCTTTTTGTACTGGGAGGCTTGCAAGGCAGATAAAAGATGCTTTGGCATGGACTATCTTAAGATAAGACGTTCAGGTTTTTCTTTTATGGGGTCTTCTGAGTGTGTCAATACAGGAACGCTAGCAAGAGATTCTAGGGTCGGTATTTTATCTAAAACAGGATCTGACGCAAAAAAAATGTTTACTGATAAAGTTGTTCCTATTGCAAATAGACTTCCATTCTTTTTCAAACCTATCCAAGATGGTATGGATAAACCAAAAACTGAATTAGCGTTCAGAGTTCCTGCATCTAAGATTACTAAAAAGAATATGCACGAAGTTATGGATGAAGAGTTAACAGGATTAGATACAACTATCGACTGGAAGAATACAGATGATAACTCTTATGATGGTGAGAAGCTTTTACTGCTAGTACACGATGAATCAGGTAAGTGGCTCAAGCCAAATAACATCCAGAATAACTGGCGTGTAACTAAAACTTGTTTGAGACTGGGTAGTAAAATTATAGGCAAGTGTATGATGGGTTCTACGTCAAACGCTCTAAGTAAAGGTGGTGAGAATTTTAAAAAATTATTTGAAGATTCTAGCATTGAGACAAGAAATGCCAACGGTCAAACTAAATCAGGATTGTATTCACTTTTTATTCCAATGGAGTGGAATATGGAAGGCTTTATTGATAGGTTTGGTATGCCAGTCTTTAGAAAGCCAGAAAAAAAAGTCAGAGGTGTAGATGATGAGTGGATTACAAATGGAGCAATAGATTACTGGGAGGCAGAAGTAGATTCATTAAAGAAAGATGCTGACGCATTAAATGAATTTTACAGACAGTTTCCAAGAACAGAGTCTCACGCCTTTAGAGATGAAAGTAAATCTTCTTTATTTAATCTAACTAAAATTTACCAGCAGATAGATTATAATGATTCTCTTATTATGGAGCATCATGTAACAAGAGGTAGATTCTATTGGAAGGATGGTGTAAAAGACTCAGAGGTAATATGGACTCCAGATTCAAGAGGTAGGTTTAAGGTGTCTTGGACGCCTAACAAAGGGTTATCTAATAAAAAAATAAAGAAACATGGTATATATTTTCCAGTCAACGAACATATAGGTGCATTTGGCTGTGACTCTTATGACATATCTGGTACAGTAGGTGGTGGAGGATCTAATGGAGCTCTACATGGTTTAACTAAGTATAATATGGAAGAAGCGCCTAGTAATGAATTTTTTTTAGAATATGTTGCAAGACCACAAACAGCTGAGATATTTTTTGAAGAGGTGCTAATGGCTTGTGTATTTTATGGAATGCCCATACTAGTTGAGAATAACAAACCCAGACTCTTATATCATTTTAAAAACAGAGGATATAGAGGTTTCAGTATGAATAGACCTGACAAACACTACAATAAACTTTCCAAAACAGAAAGAGAGCTGGGGGGTATACCTAATACATCAGAGGATGTAAAACAATCACACGCAGCAGCTATAGAATCTTACATAGAGAAACATGTAGGTATAGATTTGGAAGGTGTCAATCGACCTATGGATGAAATGGGCAATGTATATTTTACTAGAACCCTAGAAGATTGGGCAAGATTTGATATTAGCGCTAGAACCAAGTTTGATGCAAGTATTAGTTCTGGCTTAGCAATAATGGCAAACCAAAAGAATGTTTATCTTCCAGAGAAAAAACAATCAAAAATAAGTCTTAACTTTGCAACATATAATAATAAAGGAACATTAAGTGAATTAATTAGATGAAAGAGGTAAACATAAACATTTCATCTGTAGGATTTCCTAGTCAGTTTGTGTCTGATGCTGAGAAAGCAACTGACGAGTTTGGATTACAAATAGGGCAGGCTATTCAATATGAATGGTTTCGTAAGGATTCTAACGGATGTAGATACTATAGTCAGTGGAGGGACTTTAATAGATTACGCCTGTATGCAAGAGGTGAACAATCAATAGCAAAATATAAAAATGAATTAGCCGTAGATGGTGATTTATCTTACCTAAATTTAGACTGGACACCAGTTCCTATAATTCCAAAGTTCGTTGACATTGTTGTAAATGGTATGTCTGATAGACTTTTCAAAGTAAAAGCTTATGCTCAGGATGCTTTATCGCAATCAAAAAGAAGTAAGTATCAAGAAATGATTGAAGGACAAATGGCTGCAAAAGACGTTCTTGAGATAGTACAAAAAAATACAGGGTTTGATCCTTTTATAATGAACCCTGATGAATTACCAGCAAGCGACGAAGAGTTATCGCTTTATATGAATTTAAATTACAAACCAGCCATAGAAATTGCTGAAGAAGAGGCGATTGACACAATGTTTGCCGAGAATCATTATAATGATATACGTAAGCGATTAGATTACGACATGATGGTGACGGGTATGGCTGTAGCAAAACATGAGTTTCTACCAGGAGCTGGTGTAAATGTTTCTTATGTTGACCCAGCTAATGTTGTTTATAGTTATACAGAAGATCCTCATTTTAAAGATTGTTTTTATTGGGGTGAAATTAAAACAGTTCCGATAGCTGAACTTATTAAAATTGACCCCACACTTACAAACGACGATTTAGATAAAATATCTAAATATTCACAAAGCTGGTATGATTATTTCAACGTTGCTCAGTTTTATGAGAACGATATATTTTATCGTGATACTTGTACATTGATGTATTTTAATTATAAAACCACTAAGAAGATGGTTTATAAGAAAAAGATAAATGAAAATGGAAACATAAGAATGATTGAAAAAGATGATGGTTTTAATCCACCTGATGAAATGATGGAGGATGGTAACTTTGAAAAAGTTGAAAAGACTATTGATGTTTGGTATGATGGTGTTATGGTAATGGGAACAAACATAATTTTAAAATGGGAGCTTGCAAAAAACATGGTAAGGCCTAAGTCTTCATCGCAACACGCAATACCTAATTATGTAGCAGTAGCGCCAAGAATGTATAAAGGAGTTATAGAGTCTCTTGTAAGAAGAATGATACCTTATGCTGATTTAATTCAGATGACTCACTTGAAACTACAGCAAGTTATAGCTAGAACAGTTCCAGATGGTGTATATATAGATGCAGATGGATTGAACGAGGTAGATTTAGGAACAGGTTCTGCATATAATCCAGAAGACGCATTAAGACTTTATTTCCAAACAGGTTCTGTTATTGGTAGAAGTTATACTCAAGAGGGTGACTTCAATCAGGGTAAAGTTCCTATACAGCAGCTTACAAGCAATTCGGGAGCTTCTAAGGCACAAATGCTCATAGGTAACCTTAACCACTACTTAGACATGATTCGTGCTGTAACAGGCTTAAATGAAGCGAGAGACGGTACAATAGCAAACTCTGACGCTTTAGTAGGTGTTCAGAAGTTAGCAGCATTAAGTTCTAATACCGCTACTCGTCATATATTAGATGGAAGTCTTTACATATATAGAACGTTAGCAGAAGCGCTAACTTATAGGGTAGCGGATATTTTAGAATACGCAGATTTTAAAGAAGACTTTATTAATAAAATAGGAAAATACAATGTTAGCATACTTGGAGATATATCTGATTTATATATATATGACTTTGGAATATTTATTGAGCTGTCTCCAGATGAGGAGCAAAAAGCTATGCTTGAGCAAAATATTCAAATGGCATTGTCAAAAGGAGATATAAACCTTGAGGATGCAATTGATATACGTGAGATTAAAAATCTTAAGCTTGCTAACCAACTTCTTAAGGTAAAACGTAAAGCTAAACAAGAACAGGATCAGCAAATCGAAATGCAGAAGCAAGCTATGATTACTCAGCAACAATTAAAATCTCAAGAGTTAGCTGCTCAAGTAGCTATGCAAAAGATACAAGCTGAGACACAAGCCAAAATGCAATATAGACAGGCAGATGTTGCTTTTGAAATAGAAAAACAAAAAGCCGAAGCTCAACTCAAAGCTCAACTTATGCAGCAGGAGTTTAATTATAACTTACAGCTCCAAGGTATGACGCAAGCACAGCTTTCACAAAGAGAGTCTGATAAAGAAAAAGCTAAAAGCGATAGAATAAGTCAACAAAACACAGAACAATCTAAATTGATTACTCAAAGAAAGAATAATCTTCCTCCACAGAACTTTGAATCTAACGAGGATACATTAGATGGTTTTGATTTAGCAGAGTTTGAACCAAGATAATGTGTTTAAATTTTGCGTAACTTTGCAAATAAATTAAATTAAATCAAATGGATATTAAAGTAAGAGAAGTAACGACTGAAGAAAAGTCGTCTCAAGAAATAGAGCAAGAACTCCTTGACAAGCATGAGGAGAAAACTCAGTCACAAACTGAGCAAGTCGAAACGACTGAAGTTAAGGTTGAAGAACAACCAGAGCAGGAAGTTGAAGTAAAAGAAGTAAATGATACTGATCAGGAGGAAAAACCTGTAGAGCAAGTTGTTGAAGAGCAACCGCCTCAAATGGAAACACCTACTGAATTAGATGAAAATGAAGTTCTTTCATATATTGGAAAAAGATATGGTAAGGAAATCAATTCAATTGATGAGTTGGTTAGTGAACGTGAGGAAAGCGAACCGCTTCCTGAAGACGTTGCGGCTTACCTAAAATATAAAAAAGAAACTGGACGTGGGTTTAATGACTTTGCAAAACTGCAAAGAGATTATGCTGATTTAAGTCCAGATGCTTTGCTACGAGAATATTATTCTATAACTGAAGAAGGCTTAGACTCTGAAGATATAGATTTATTGATGGAAGATTTTGTGTTTGATGAAGAAATTCATGAACCAACTGAAATCAAAAAAATAAAACTAGCAAAGAAAAAAGAAATTGCCAAAGCAAAAAGGTTTCTAAAACAACAGCAGGAACAATACAAACAGCCCCTTGAGTCAAGGGAAAGTTCTGCCACTGCTAATAACGATGAACTTATTGAATATAGGCAATACCTTGAGACAGCTAAAACTCAAGAGGAGCAAGCAAACCATAAAAGACAATGGTTTGTAAAAAAAAGCGATGAAGTTTTTAACACCGAGTTTAAAGGTTTTAAATTCAAGATAGGTGAAGATCAAGTCGTTTATACTCCAGGCAGTGCTTCTGAACTTAAAAAAGCTCAAGAGACACCATTAAATTTTGTAAATAAATTTTTGGATTCTAATGGGTATTTGAAAGATGCAGAAGGTTATCACCGCTCTTTAGCAATTGCAATGAATCCTGAAAAGTTTGCTCAGTTCTTTTACGAACAAGGTAAATCACAGGCAACTGACGATGTGATGCGCAAAACAAAAAATGTAAACATGAGTGAGCGTAGTGCACCAGAGGTTTCTGTCAAATCAGGTTTTCAAGTTAAATCTGTTTCTCAGCCATCAAGCCGAGGACTCAGAATTAAGAGTATAAAAAAAACGTAATAATAATTTAAAATAATATAACATGGCAGGACAAGTAAAAGCAACGCCAACATTCGCGTTGACTCCGAGTTCAGAAAGAACTCCAACAGCCCAAAACTATATTGTAAATTTTGATTTCTTAAATCAGTATCTACCAGATACGTATGAAAAAGAATTTGAAAGATACGGTAATAGAACGATTTCTTCATTCTTAAGAATGGTAGGAGCGGAAATGCCTACAAACTCAGACCTTATCAAATGGGCTGAACAAGGTAGGTTACACACGAAATATACACAAGTAGGTACTGGAGCAGCACAAGCGGCTGACCAAGCAGTATTTCAGGTAAACGATGCAATCGACCCAACGACTGCTGAGCAAGTAATCAGAGTAGGACAGACAATTGTTGTTGTTCAAAACGATGGTTCAGGTCTTAACAAAGCAGTAGTAAGTGCAGTAAACAATGCCGGTGGTGGTAAAGGACAGTTCACAGCTGACTTTTACGAAGGCGGTGGTTTAGTAACTGCAGGTACTGGAGCGGGTAATGCAGACGTTACAGTATTTATTTACGGTTCAGAATTTAAAAAAGGAACAGCAGGTATGGTAGGTTCACTAGAATCTAATGACTTCATCTTTGACAACAAGCCAATCATCATTAAAGATACTTACAACGTATCTGGTTCTGATATGGCTCAAATCGGATGGATTGAAGTTACTACTGAAGACGGTGCTACTGGTTACCTTTGGTACTTAAAATCTGAGCACGAAACAAGATTAAGATTCGATGACTATTTAGAAACAGCTATGATTGAAGCTGTACCAGCAGAGCAAAACTCTGGTGCTGCTGCTATCTTAGGTAGCTCAGGTGCTGCTGCTAACCCAGGTGCTGGGTCAGACGGTATCTTCTTTGCAGTTGCAAATAGAGGAAACATCTGGGATGGTGGTAACCCAACTACCCTAGCAGATTTCGATTCTATCATTAGTAGACTAGACAAGCAAGGAGCTATTGAAGAAAATGTAATTTTCGCAAACAGACAATTCATTTTTGATATGGACGATATGTTAGCTGCTCAAAACTCTTACGGAGCGGGTGGTACTTCTTACGGTCTATTTGACAATGACGAAGAAATGGCATTGAACTTAGGATTCTCTGGATTTAGAAGAGGATACGATTTCTATAAGACTGATTGGAAATACTTAAACGACCCTACAATGAGAGGTGGTTTACCATCAGGTGCAGGTTCAGGTAAAATCAATGGACTATTAGTTCCAGCTGGTTCTACAAGTGTTTATGACCAAATTCTTGGTAAAAACGCTAAGAGACCTTTCTTACATGTAAGATATAGAGCTTCTGAAACAGAAGACAGAAGATATAAGACGTGGATTACTGGTTCTGCTGGTGGTGCTGCGACTAACGATATCGATAACATGCAAGTAAACTTCTTGAGTGAGAGAGCTGTATGTACTTTAGGTGCAAACAACTTCTTCTTATTCCAAGACTAATAATTAATTACAAGGGGCACAGATATGTGCCCCTTTTTTAAATTTTAAATTAAATTAAATCAAATGAAAAAAGAAAAGACAAGTCCAAAAATGGACACAGTTAAAATTACTCCCAAAAAATCTACACCAAAATTTGTAGATAAACAATATAAACTTACAAGAGAAACAGCTCCCTTATCTTTGATATTAGCATCAAGGCATACAACAAGGTTTCCGCTGTTACACTTTGATGAGGATACAGGTCTTAACAGGCCTTTGAGATATGCAAGAAATCAAAACTCTCCATTTCAAGATGAGCAAGATGATAATGCTATTGTTGAGCCAATTGTATTTGAAGATGGATTCTTACACGTACCCAAGAATAATCAAGTACTTCAAAAGTTCATGGACTTACATCCAGGGAAGGGAAGAGTATTTGTTGAGGTTAATAAAGCAAAAGAAGCTGCTGATCTTGTAGAAGACTTAAATTTAGAAGTGGATGCTTTAATAGAAGCTAGACAACTAACGGTTGAACAAGTAGAAAATGTGGCTAGAGTTTTATTTCAAAAAGATGTTTCTAAAGTTACTACTGCTGAACTTAAAAGAGATATATTAATTTTTGCAAAGCAACAGCCAGCAGGTTTTATGAATCTCTTAAAAGATCCTGCTTTGAAATTTAATGCAGACATTCAAAATATGTTAGATAAAAACTTAATACAGCTTAGAAATAATAAAAAAGAGGTATGGTTTAATACAGATTCTAATAAAAAGAAAATGTGTAATATACCATACGGAGAAGATCCGTTATTTATAATAGGTTCTTATTTTCAAAGTGATGATGGTTTGGACTCTTATAAGCATTTAAAAGCATTAGCAAAAAATTCGTAACTTTGCCGTAAGTTTAACTATTAATTTTTTTACAATGCAAAAATTTTTAAATATCCCAGTAACTAATGAGCAAAACCAATTGGTAGCCGTTAGTGGAATTGTGTTAATAGAACAAGCTTCTACTACTACAGTCGTAATTACTTATGATGGTGGAAAAGCAACAACTATTACTCACGCAACAGCAGGTGCGGGAGATGAAACGCAAAGAGATGCAATACAAGATGCAGTTGTGGCAGCATTAACTACTTCTTGGACAAACCCAGCGTATAATGTAGAGAACCTACCTTATGCTGTAAGTGGAATAGCAGTCTCATAACGATTTAATCCTTCCTTTACTATCGACAGCGAGAAAGCACCTAAATCCTAGGTGCTTTTTTATTTTGTGTATCTTTGTAAAAAGATTTTCAAATGATAAATTCTGTAAGAAATACTGTACTTGCAATTATAAACAAGAATAACTACGGGTATATATCTCCAAGTGATTTTAACTTATTTGCAAAACAAGCTCAATTAGATATATTTGATGAATACTTTACAAATTATAATCAACAGATTAACGAAGAAAATGCAAGAATATCAGGAACAGGTTATGCTGATTTGAAATTAGGGTATGAAGAGGTTATTGACAGCTTTGCAGTTACTAAAACATTAACTCAAAACGTAAATAATATTTACTATTTACCAAGTCAAACCACTACTGGTGATGATTATTATTTAATAAATAAAATATTATGTTACAACGCTGGTGTATTAAAAGGTGAAGCTGAGAAAGTTAGTAATAGTAAAATTAATTTATTAAATAAATCTCTTTTAACTGCTCCCTCTGATTCATATCCAGCATATACTCAAAAAGGAGATAGTGTGACAATTTTTCCTACCACTTTCAATGGTGCATTAGATGTACAGGCAACTTACATAAGATATCCAAAAGATCCAAAATGGACATTTATAACTTTATATAATGGTGAGCCAGTGTTTGATCAAACACAAACAGATTATCAAGACTTTGAGTTACCTATTGATGATTCTAATAACTTAGTTGCAAGAATATTACAATACGCAGGTATATCTATTAGAGAGGGAGATGTATATCAGTTTGGTCAGGTTGAAGAACAAAAAGAAAATCAAGAATAATTATGACATATATAAATCAAAGAAAATATTATACTAACGACGGCATCAATCCTACGGATTCTAATTGGGGATCTTACCAATATGTAAGTTTAGATGAAGTTATTACAAATTTTGAATTAATGTATGCTGGAAATCATTCATTAATAAATAATGTAAATAGATATAAAATACTTTTTCACGCTAAAAGAGCTATACAAGAATTAAATTATGATGCTTTCAAAGAAATTAAATCTTTAGAATTAAAAGTTTATGATGATTTAAGATATGTACTTCCTTCTGATTATGTGAATTGGGTTAAGTTATATCTTTTAAAAGATAATGTTTTAAGGGAACTAACAGAAAATATTCAAGTCCAATCTGCTGTTCAATATTTACAAAATTCAACTGCTGTATTTGGTTATGATGGTGACAATAATGTGTCAACAATTGAATCTACTTTAGATTCCTCAAGAAAAAGCGGTGCATTAAAAAGTATTTATTTAAATCAGGATACAGAAGGAGACGTAAATGCAATCTGTAATGATTGTGATGATGATATTTATAATTCAAGAATAGGAGCTAGATATGGTTTGAATACTGAAACAGCAAATTTTAATCCTACATTCACTATAGATAAAAAGGCTGGTGTTATTAATTTTGATTCTACCATGGCAAATCAACAATGTGTACTACAGTATATATCTGATGGAATGGAAAATGGTGATGACTCTAAAATAAGCGTTAATAAATTATTTGAAGAATATATTTATGCTTACATTCAGTATGCTTTATTAAATAGTAAATTTGGAGTTCAAGAGTATATAGTTAATAGAGCAAGGAAAAACAAACAAGCTTTATTAAGAAATGCTAAAATCAGATTAAGTAACATTCACCCAAGTAGATTGCTTATGAATCTTAGAGGTGAAGATAAGTGGATAAAATAAAATGGCAAACATTCAAAGAAATTTTGTAGCAGGCCGAATGAACAAAAGCCTTGATGAAAGGCTTGTTCCTAACGGAGAGTATATAGATGCTTTGAATGTCAGACTAGGTTCTACTGAAGAATCAGAAATAGGTGCTGTTGAAAATGCCAAAGGAAATGTTCAAGTAACTTCTCTTCAATATACAGATGGAACAAAACTTAGTTCTAAAGCAAGATGTATAGGAGCATTTGAAGATGGAGCAAATGAAACCATTTATTGGTTTGTTCACGATCCTGCATTTACTGTTGGAGCAACTGGAAAACTAGATTTAATTGTTTCATATAATGTTATTACAGGTGCTATTATATATCATATTGTAAGTGTTAATGATGGTAACAATACGAACACAACATTAAATTTTAATCCAAACTTTTTAATAACTGGTGTAAATAAAATTGATAATTTAATTTTTTTTACTGATAATTTAAATGCTCCGAGGGTAATTAATATTGATTTTAATTACCAGGATCCGTTTAATAATATAGACCAGTTTACTAGTGATGAAATATTAGTAATTAAACAACCGCCTATTGCTGCACCAACTTTAAATTTATTAACAACCACACTAGAAGATTCTTTCTTAGAAGATAATTTTATTTGTTTTGCCTACAGATATAAATACGCTAATAACGAGTATTCCGCTGTTTCTCAATTTAGTCAACCAGCTTTTCAACCAAGTTTTTTTGAATTTTCTCCAAATAGTTTTTTAAATGAGGGAATGGTAAACTCTAAATCTGGAGTTCAAATAACTTATAATACAGGTAGCTCCCTGGTAGTGGGTATTGATATTTTATTCAAGGAAGCCAATGATCCTACTATTAAAATAATAGAAAGAATTCCTAAATCTCCATTAGGTCCTAACAATACTAATGCAACATACACTTTTACTAATAGTAAAATTTTTACTGTATTACCAGAGTCAGAAATATTAAGATTATATGATAATGTTCCAAGATTAGCTAAAGCTCAAACTTTAATGGGAAATAGATTAATTTATGGTAATTACACAGAAGGATATAATCTGATTGATAAAAATAATCTACCACTAAATTTACAATACACAGTCGCCTTAGATACTGAAGATGCTAGTGGAGTAGATTTAAATTCTTCTAATTCATTAGCATTTAATTATACAGCTTTTGGTAATACTTTAAACGTAACCACCGCTGGTTTTACTTTTGATTTAGGTGGATTTGAAAGCAAATTAGTTCAAGGGGCAGCTTTAAATTTTTCTTTTACCTATCAACATTTATCTTACAATGGAGCAGATACTCCAACTCAACAACAAGGTGAAACCTTAATTAATTTCCAATATGTTTTAGTTGATAATTATTCTTCAGTATCAGATTTATATAATAGCTCAGATTTTAAATCTAAATTTGGTTTAATAAGTTCTGCTATTCAAACTGTTTCAGATGCTCAAAACGGCTTAGGTACAACCTTAACGGATGCGTTTAATTTTTCTTTATCACCAACTTTAACAGGTGGAGGATTTAGTTACTCTTTAAATCAAACAGGATTAACATCAAGCACAGCCTCAGTTCCTCCATCTACTAATAAAGGTGAACCAATTGCTTCAACATTAAACGGAACTCAAATAGAGCTAAAATTTCCTGTAGCTCAATACATTCAAACATCACCAGGAACAACTAATTTAATTATATCATACAATACCTTTACATCTATTACTGCTACATTACAAGCTACGGCAGACCTACAAAGCTTACATAGTAATAGAGGTTATGAATTAGGAATAATATACATGGATGAATATAACAGGGCTTCAACAGCTTTAGTTAGTAATAATAATACTGTAAACATTCCATGTAGAAACTCTAAGACTTTAAATAAAATTATTGCCACTATACCAACCACTCAGAGAGCTCCTTCTTGGGCAACAAGATATAAGTTTTGTTTAAAACCAGATAGAACAACTTATGAGACTATATACTCAAGCATATTTATAAATGACCCAAATTCTAATAATACATTTTTATTGTTAGAAGGAGATAATATTGCTAAAGTTGAAGAAGGAGATAGATTAATTGTTAAAAGAGATGCAAACGGTCCAGTTGAATCTTGTGTATTCGCAACTGTTTTGGAAAAACAAACACAGGTTGCAGACTTTATTACGCCTGCAAGTGGAAATCCTGTTCCAGGAGGAACATATATGAAGATGAACTCTCAAGATTTTTCAACTGAGGAAAGCGCTGATGATATTATCTCTTTAGGAACTTTTCAGCAAACAGCAGATAATCCTCAAGAAAATCCAGTAGCAGCATATCCTTTTTATACTACATCTGGAGGTACAAGCACAAATTACAATGTGCCTAGCGGAAGTAGAATAGTAATGAAAATAAAACAAAGAAGAGCGGGTGGAGGCGGAGGCTGTGAAGAAAGAGAGAGTGTGATAGAGGAACAATTTATTGCTCAAGATACTTACACAGATATGTATCAATGGTTCATTAATAGTAATGCAACTTTTGCTATAGAAAATAATGCGATTACTTTGACGGGAGACCCTTCAGACCCGGTGGGTAATGTTGTTATATCAGGTTTAGTTCCCGGTTCACCCACAGGCACTCCACAATCTAATGGATACGCAGGAGATAATTTAGGTAACTCTACAATGTTTACCATTTTTGGTGGTCAATCAAACAGCCCATCGACCTCAAGTGATTTACTATTAAATAACTATTATAGGTTTTATGAAAATGGGACGGATAACACATATTCTTTATTAGTGAGCGGTACTGAAGCCTGTAATAATGCTGGTTCATCAAGCAGATATAGATCTCGTGTTGAAATTACATTTACTGTTTTTAGAAGAGATTCAGTTGTTGTATTTGAAACAGAGCCAGCTGAAGCACTGCCTGATGTTTGGTTTGAAAACGATGAATCATTTTCTATTGATTCAAATGGTAATCATAGCGGGAACATAACTAATCAAGATATAACTGCAGGAGTTGCTGGTGTGGTTGATACTAAATTTTTTAATTGTTTTGCGTTTGGAAATGGTGTAGAAAGTTATAAAGTAAGAGACTCTTTAAATGGTAAATCTTTTAATTTAGGTAACAGAGTATTTACAACTTCTAACGTAGAATATAAAGAAGCTAATAGGTTTGCTGATTTAACCTATAGCGGTGTATATAATGATGAAACTAATGTCAATAAATTAAATGAATTTAATTTAGGTTTAGCTAACTTTAAACCATTAGAAGAAAGTTATGGAGATATTGAAATATTATTTGGCAGAAGAACCGATATACTTGTTTTACAAGAAGATAAAATATCATACGTTCTGGCTTCCAAAAATATTATATCTGACTCAACTGGAGGAGGTTTAGTTGCTTCAGTCCCAGAAATTTTAGGAAATCAAATAGCACGTATTGAGAACTATGGTATTAGTAACAACCCAGAAAGCTTCGTGGCTTGGGGAGAAAACAAATATTTTACTGATGTAAAAAGAGGAGCGGTACTTCAACTACTAGGTGGGTCAGCCTCAGATGAAAGACTTATAGTTATATCTGAAACTGGTATGAGAAGCTGGTTTAGAGATTTATTTACTGAAGCATTTACCACTCAAAAATTAGGGGGTTATGACCCTTATATGGACGAGTATGTATTAACTTCAAATACAATATTAAAACCTGAAATACCAGTTTGTTTAGCGTGTGGTGTTACTAAAGATATAACAGTAATAGCTAATCAGGACTTTGTTTATTGTGTAGATGTTACTCAGCAGACAGGGCTTGTAACAGTAAGTTTTGTAATTCCAAAAGAAGGAGAACAAGATATTGAAAGCGAAACAAATGTTTTAATGACTGACGAGTCGGGAGTTCAGCTAATTACAGAGGGGTCTCAATCTCAAACTGCTTATACAATAAACGCTATTTATAAAGGAGTAACATATACTTCAGGCTCTGTCAAGGCTTCGGGTAGTTTTACATTTAATAAAAATGTTCCAAATGTACAAGAGGTGACAATAGTTGTTAGCTCAAATTCAAACCAAAATGATACAATTCAAATAAATGTAAGTTGTCCAAGAGCAAACGCTTTAAACATATATAACATTTGTGTAACTGATCCAGTTGAAGCTGGACAATTTATACATAATGAATTTGGTTGGACTGACGGTGTGACTGTTTCACCTACAGAATCCAATTTAGTAGAATTTACAAGCACATCTTCTTCCTTTGCTGTATCACAATACCAGTTGTTTTCAGGCTCGCAAGGTAGCGGAGTTTTCCCAGTTGACGGATCTACTGTGACTATTTATTCAAACAAAATTAATTTTGATGATTTTGTATTTGACCCCTCAGTAGACAGATTAAAATATTTAAGAACAAACACATTCTATCAAAATAACGTAACAGATATTACAAGTTTACTTTCTTTAGCAATTGACGCAACACCGATATCTACTGTTGGTGCTCCTTCAATTTATTCGGCAGATTTTATAATGCCATCAAACGGAAGTATTTTATATTTAATATGGGATTATAGATCTACTGGCACACCAACACCGACCCCAACTCCAGTTCCAACTGTGACTCCGACACCAACTGTGACTCCGACTCCGACTGTGACTCCGACACCAACTGTGACTCCGACACCAACTGTGACTCCGACACCTATTGTTTATGACTATAGAGAATATACTCAGTGTGGAGGTGGAAGCACTCAAGTATTTAGATTGCCATCAGGAGGTATATTTGCTGCTGTTGTAAAGCATAGTGGTGTTTGTTATGAAAGTCCTTCTGTAACAGGTTCAACTAGTACAGTAGATATAGTAGAAACTTATACAGATTGTTCTTTATGTGCATCTGCTACACCTACACCTACACCAACTGTAACGCCTACGCCTGTTCCAACTGCAACGCCTGTTACGCCTGTTCCAACTGCGACTCCAACACCTACGCCAACACCTTCTTGTACTGAGTGGACATTGACTTGTCCAAGTGGAAGCGGTGGTTGTAATTACTCATATACAGACTGTAATGGAAACACACAAACAGGAATATTGCCAGGAGATTTTGATGTTGACGTGTGTGTATTAACCGGAACAACACCTACAATAAGTGGTGGTAGTGCAAGTGACACAGGAGTAAGTTGTAGTCCGACTGTAACACCGACACCAACAGTTACTCCGGTTGGCCCAACGCCTACACCTCCGCCAACACCGACACCAACCTTTGCATTTAATTATTATACTGTTACAATGTGTCCAGGACAAGGTAGTGCTAACTATATTAATGTTAGAGTAGCAGATGCTAGTGGAAACGCACCGGGTGATATAGTGTTAATGGCTGACGGTAGATGTTACGAGATAGATGAAACTAGTTCAACTGTAAACGCTAATGACTATACTAATGTTTACCCAGATTGTGATACTTGTATAGCTACTAACCCCACTCCTACTCCTACTCCTACTCCAACACCAACACCTACGCCAGGTGGTTGTAATGAATGGGATTTAGAGGGAGGTTCAGTTTCAGTTGGTAACTTTAGTTATACTGATTGTAGTGGTGCAACACAATACGAGTCTGTAGATGCTGGAGATTCATCATCAGTTTGTGCATTAGGAGTACCTACTTTATCAAGTGGTGATGGAACTGT